ATAAAAACCACTATGCAATTCTTGAAGTGAAACGTTCTGAAAGAGCATTCAAGGAAAGCACTAAAGAAGATGGAAGAAAGAACCAAGAGTATTATGTGAAAAAATTTAACGATTGGTCCTTTGCTTCCTTTGTCTATCCTGAAAACGTTGATCAGGTTCTCAGCAGGATGAAGGAGGTATTTGACTCATGAATTTTCATTTTGATATTGATCCAAAATACGTTGGACGTCATTCACTGCTTGCTCCTTCTTCTCACTTTTTAGACAAAGACAGAACACCAGAAGAATTGGATGCTCTTGTTTATTCAAGGAACGCTGCAGAGATTGGAACCTGTATCCATTCACTTTGTGCCAACATCATTCGGAAGCATAAGCGCCCATCTTCGAAAGCTGCTCTTTATGACCTTATGTCTTACTGGATGAGTATTTGGGGAACGATGGTTGAAGATCAGAAGATTGGTGGTAAAACAGCAACTCCGATTCCTACAAATCTCATTGACCCGAATAGATATTTGGATACTGTGTGGCTGTATATTAAAGACGCTCTGACGTTTGATATGACTCCAGAGGTTCCATTATTTCTTTCTCCTTTTGCTGGTGGAACAACGGATGCAATTTGCTTCAACGAGCGAAAAAGATATTTGCGTATTCATGATCTTAAGACGGGAACCACACCCGCAAAGATTGATCAGCTTGAAGAGTATGCGGCATATTTCTTTTTGTATTACAAGAAAAAGCCGGGTGATTGTTCTGGAATAGAACTTCGCATCTATCAGAATGGTGAGGCATTAATTGAACATGCTACTGCGGAAGATATTTTGCCCATCATGGACCGTATTGAGACAGCACAACAGTATCTCGCAACAAACTATGGGGAGTGACTATCATGGACAATTATTTAAGCTTAGAGATTGGTGGTCTCTCTATAGGAGACTGGAAACAGATTCAAATCGAAAGAGAATACTTAGCGCACATTGGTGTTGCGCACGATAATAATCCTCCTGGACCTGGGTCGGGAAGATATCCTTGGGGATCTGGAAAGAGGAAGCATCAGCATGATTGGGATATTAAAAGCCGAATCGACAAGTATGAACAAAGTGGTATGACTCCTAAAGAGATCGCAACCGCAATGGGATACTCATCTACGACTCAGCTCAAAGCAGTAAAACAAATGGCTTCCAATGCTGTGAAAATGGATGAATTCGATGAGATCAATTACTATATGAATTCCACGAATCCAGCCACTGGAAAGACATACACTCCTACAGAGATTGGGAAGATATTAGGGATCAACGAATCATCCGTAAGAACGAAGTACAAGACTGGTCTTACTGGAAACGCCAATAAAGTAACAGAGACTGCTAACGCACTCAAGGAAGCCGTAAAAGAAAAAGGCATGGTTGATGTTGGCAGAGGTGCTGAACTCTCCTTTGGAGATACTGGTATCTCCCCCGATAGACTTAACACTGCTCTTGAAATGCTTAAGCAAGAAGGCTATGTTGTAGCGAATATTAAGCAGAAACAGGTTGCGAATCCCCAGCAGGAAACTACTATCCGAGTTCTTGCAGCACCAGGTACAACACAAAAAGATATTTATGACAACCGCATGAATATCAGAACTCTTGAGGATCATGGTGGAACGGATAATGCCGCGATTCTCTATGGGCATATGGATCCTAAATTTATACCGCTCAAGGATGTTGCAATCAATTACGCAGAAACTGGTGGTAAAGAGCGAGATGGACTGATTGAAATTAAAGCGGAAAAAGGCCCGGATGGGAAACTTCACGCAGTCAATCCAGATCTTGATCTTGGTGCTGCAAGATATGCTCAGGTCCGAATTGCTGTTGATGGCGGTAAAGAATGTATTACCGATGACAATCCAAATGGTCTTAAGTACATTAAGGGCATGGCTGTCTTATCCACAGAAGTTCCAGATGGGGAAGATATTCTTGTGAACTCCAATAAGTCTATTAAGGATGGTCCTAAAAAGGCACTGAAAGACCTTAAGATGACCGACACCAATCCTTTTGGCTCTACTGTTGTTCAGATCCAACGCACCGATAAGGATGGAAAACCTCTTTACTCGAAAGATGGAAAGCCAGTTTATTCAGCAATTAACTTTGTTGGAACTGGAATGGATGATGCACATAAAGAAGGTTCTTGGGGTCATTGGAGTAAAAATTTACCATCACAGTTTCTCGCAAAGCAGTCTCTTGGACTCGTTACGCAGCAGCTTCGTCTTAAAGCCAAACAGTCTGAGGACGAGCTTGCTGACATTGAGAAGCTTAATAACCCTGTCGTAAAGAGGAAGATATTACAGGATTTCTCTGACCAGTGTGATTCCGATGCAGTAGCTTTGAAAGCTGCCCCGATTGGTGGTCAGGGTATAAAAGTTCTACTTCCAATTAAGTCTCTTGGAGATGATGAATGCTATTGTCCTTCTCTTGATAATGGAACTACGGTAGCGCTTGTTCGGTTTCCTCATGCTGGCCCGTTCGAGATTCCGATCTGCAAGGTTAACAACACCAATGCAGAAGGGAAGATATTTGCTGGCGATGGACGGGATATGGTGGGAATCAACTCGCACGTTGCCGGAAAATTATCAGGGGCGGATTTCGATGGAGACACGGCAATTGTTATACCCATGACAAGAAAGAACGCTCAAGGAGAATTCGAGCGAACTGTAAGTATTAAATCGGCGCCGTCTCTTCCCGGTCTTGACAATTTCGATCCTACCGAGCAGTACTCTACTGCGAATTCCAGATTCAAGGATATGGTCGATAAGAAGGGAAAACCTACTTACCACATCATGACCGAACAGGAAAAGGGTATTGAGATGGGAGTCATCTCGAATCTGATTACCGACATGTATGCCAAAGGGTGTGAGAACGAGAACGAGCTCTCTAGAGCGGTACGGTATTCCATGGTCGTGATCGACGCCAAGAAACATAAGCTAAATTATCAGCAGGCATATGAAGATTATAAGATTCAGGATCTGAAAGAAGAATATCAGGGGCACTTGAACAGCAAAGGGAAGATATCCTATGGCGCTTCGTCTATTCTTTCCAGATCGAAGTCAGAGACGAATGTTAAGGCTCGACAGCAAGGTTATGACATAGATCCTGAAACTGGAGGGAAGATATTTAGGGTTTATACCAATAATATCTCCGAAAAGGGTCTCCATATATTTCCGTAAACTGGAAAGATGATATTTTGAGTTTATAAGCATTACCAGACGCAAAAAGCAAATCGAGAAAGAGTTAAAGTGGCTGCACCGGAAGGTTATAAGCAGCTTGGTTCTGATGGAAAATATCATTCGTATAAATATCTTAAAGATAAGAACGGGGAAGATATTTATGCCACCACTACTGGAAAACTGATACAGAATTCCGATGGGACTTATCGATACGATCGTGGGAATGGGGAAGATATTTGGGCTACTACAGGATTCAAGGAAAGAACTCAGAAATCCACGAAGATGTATGAAACCGATGATGCTAGAACTCTTCTATCTGATAACCCTAACGAAATTGAGAAAGCCTATGCCGATTATGCTAACCATATGAAAGCCCTTGGCAACAAAGCTCGTAAGGAATCACTGGAAGTTCCTAAACTTGAGACCTCCAAAGAGGCAAAAGAGAAATATGCAACCGAGGTAGCATCACTCAAGGAAAAGATTCAAGATGCGAGACGCAATGCTCCCAGAGAGCGACAGGCTCAGCTTCTTGCCACCTCTATCGTTAACGCTGCTTATGAAGACCATCCGGATTGGGACAAAGATGATAGGAAGAAAGCGCGTGGACAAGCAATTAAAGCCGCACGAGCAGCAACTGGAGCGCAGCAACATATGGTGACTTTCACTGAGAAAGAGTGGGAAGCAATTAATAATGGTGCTGTATCAGAACACTTCTTATCGCAACTTCTTGAGAAAGCAGACAAAGACAACTATATGCAGCTCGCTATGCCGAAACAGAACAGAATTAGTGATGCAAAGCGTGACAGAATCGAAGCTCTTTACAATGCTGGTTGGTCTTATGCTGAGATTGCAAAAGCTGTTGGCGGAGTTTCTACTTCATCAGTTGCGAACATTGTTAACGAGTGAATGATCAACAAATGGAAGGAGAACTAGTTGTAATGAATGAT